CACATAATTGAATAAAGTATCATAGGAATTCACCAGTAAAATTAACATTTGCGCTTAATCTAAATTGAGATGTGTGCGGGTAGCTCCAACTATGAAACCTGTCTGAGTAGAATATAGCGCATGCTCCAGCTTTAGGGTGTATCTCTTTAATTATACTAAGATCTTCTACCGTTGTCTTTTTCCCATCGTACATCTTGTTATAAAGGGTTGTAGGGCCTTCTGAGTCATTAATATAGTACATGAAAGAGAACCCCCCAAACCTTCCATTAAGGTCTGTGTGGATTGGCAGAGTCCTTTGATCGCTATTCTTTACTGTCAGGTTAACTCTTACTCTTAAAAATTTATCAACACGAATATTATACTTATCTGCAAAGGCATTTAATATCTCTGATAAGATAGGGGTAGATAGACTTGGCATTCCTAGAATAGATTTGTCTCCAAGAAGTATCAGACCATCTTGTGTTTGATCGGTATCTATACCAGACAGTCCGTCAGTTTCTGCCCCAACAGTTTCCTGCATATAGTAAGGCATATTCATAAATATTTTTTTATATTTCTCTATTTGTTCTTTGCTAAATATGTCTTCGTCATAGATATACCCTGGGTCTACCAAAAGGTGTTCGTTGCTCATGTATATATCCTACTATTTCTATTAGTTTATTGCAATACTAGCTGACGTAAAAATTTCTCATATGAGCCTTACATACGGAAATTATTGTTGCCCCTAGCTGATCCCAGTAAATACCTGGCTCACTACAAAAATGACATTTGTCATCGTATGGTTTATTAACATCAGTCGTGTTCATATCTATCTTTAATTCTCCTCCACCTTCCCCATTGGGTAGGTACATCGAGTCCAATATACTCCTGGCCAGTTTCTAAGTCAACAAGAAGCCATTTTCCAGGAGCTTTTGTATGAATTGTTAAGTTAACAGCCTCTTCAAATTCGTGAACTTCTGCTCCTTGATACATTTTAGGTAAAAAGGTGTAGACATTGTTAAGTAATTTTCTCATACAGATACTATTATATCTTATTTAAACTGCTAATTCCCTTGGTAACATTATTTCGCATTTGTCACAGTAGTCATAAATAGATCCAGTGTACGGACATTGCCCAGCTTCAATTAAATTATGCCCATTAAAGTAACATTTAATTCTGTTAAAGTAATGACTAATCATCTTGCTTTTCTTTATCCCAAGGTGGAGGCTCAACTGGAGGTCTGCCATGTGACCCATCGCATACTGGATAGGACAAAGACCTACCGCATTGACACATTACTACTGCTGGATATTTTGTAGCCATTATGCTGAAAGTATCTTTGATAAAGCGTTAATTGTTGCAGATATTCTACCGATATCTCTTAACTGCTCCACTGTGTATCCCTCTTCTTTTAATGTCTCATAATGTGCTTTTACACAAAAATGACACTTTCCTATAATAGATGAGGCTAGCGAGTAGGCTTCAAACTTTGCCTTTGTAGTTCCGCCATGAGTTGCAATAGCATTCATTCTTAGCTGTGCTGGTAACCCTTTAAGATTTGCATCGTCTGCCATTTCTATAAATGGATACCAAACATTATTTTGTGCCATGATTGCGCCAGCAGTAAGGGCTGCATTTTTTTCGACCTCATCCGTTGCATTTGCAACAATAAAAGTTAGCAGCTTAGAATTGCCAGTAGAAAAAGCAGCAGATATTGAAAGATACAATGCATGTTCTGGATCAATAGTTGATCTGTTTATCACAGCATCAAGATTTAATCTAATATCTTTTGCATACTCTGGAAGATTTTCGTTTAGCTGTCCTACCCAAGACATTATAGCGTTTCTCCACCAAGAGGTCTATTGCATGCACAAAGCTCACCAGTTTGGAGGGCATCTAGAACACGCAATGCTTCTCCTGCATTACGACCTACATCTAAGTTGTTGCATGTTACGTGCTGAATAATGTTATCTGGATCTATAATAAATGTTGCACGGTATGTTACGCCAGATGTGTGATGTACCCCTAGATCATTTGCTAAGGCATGTGATGTATCTGCAAAAGACCATGAGTTAGTTTTCTTAAGATCTTCATGAGCATTTCTCCATGCAATCTTACAAAACTCGTTGTCTACCGATCCAGTCATAAGAACTGCATCTCTATCATTAAAGTCATTTACTAGTGCATCATAGGCAACAATTTCTGTTGGGCAAACAAATGTAAAATCTTTTGGATAGAAAGCAATAATCTTCCATTTTCCTGGGAATGAATCCTGCGTCAACACTTCAAATGAGCTATCTTCATAAGATAAAGCTCCTGGCTTAACTCCAGTTACTGCGAAGTTGCCTAATTTCTCTCCTACTGTTTTCATATTACTACCGAATCTAATACAATGTCTACAGCATCATCCAATGATGTAGTGTGTTCTTTGGAACAATTACCGCATTCTTTGCACACGGTTAAACTTTCTTTCTGCCGCTTTTCTTTGGAGGTCTAGGTACTAAGCTAGTCTCTCTTCGTATCCCATGTTTATTTGTATCAATCTTAACACCTTGTCTTGGATACCTTTTAGGTGTACTTGTGCTTGTGACAGCACCAGCTGGTGCACCAGCATTTGCTGGTGGCACCATGCCAGTACCATCTTCTTTTTTTAAACTATCTGACACTAATCTATGTCCTGTCCATTTGCGCCTTTTGGCTCTGACATTTCGTGTGTCGATGATTCTTCTATTTCCACAGACATCATTCCTGACGCTGATCCAACAGAGTTAGACTGACAACCGCATTCAATACACATTAGTTGCAGTTCTCACAATCTTTTACTGCACATTCGGCATCGCCTCTTGTGTCTCTAGTGCATTCTGCTCCAGACTTAGCTGGGGCTGCAACTGGTGCAACTGCAGGTGTTGCTACTACTGCTGCTACTACTGCTTCAACTGATGGAGCAATAACTTCTTCTTTATCAAATAGACCCACTTTTACTTTGGGCCCTGTGCTGATGCTTGGTTAGAAACATCTGTTGCTGGAAATGCAGCTGCTGGTGCCTCTGTGTAGTTTTCTGTTGCCCATGGTGATGATCCTACTGGCTTTGTTTCGTTAAATCCTTTTAAATCTTTTCCGTCTGACATGTTGTGCTCCTATAGGTTATTTATTTAAACGGGACTAGTATTCCGCTTATGGATCTATTATAGCATTTGGTTGATTAAAACCTACTCGTTGCTATTTTCCCGTCCATATCATGGCTTTATTCCTCTATCTGTGCCCAAGCCGTTGCTCTATGCATGCCAGAATATTTACAAGGGCAAGCAATTCTGAATGGCCCCTCAAACTTAAGCCTTGTTTTAATATCAATTTGAGTTAAGCAATCTGGGCATATAAACGTTGCGGATACCCAAGGCCCAGCTATTGGATTATTTTCTTCAATCTGCTTTTTGTATGCTTTATCTAATTCTATTGCTAAAAGTGTTTGCTCTTTAAGGTCTTCTTTTTTCAATTTTTATATTTTTCGTTATAGTGTTCTTTGCAGATTTCTATCATTTTAGAATCTGTAGTTGTTATATACTTAGACTGTTGTTGACAATCTTTAATCTCACAAATGTGATCGGGCATTAGTTACTTTGAACCTTGTGCTTTCTGTCCTCTATAACCAGTTTTTTTAATATTCATTGATCCTGGTTTTTTTTGACCGCTGGCGTATGTGGCAGCCTGTCTTTGTGCTAATGCACGTTGCATTTTTTCTAAATGTTTTCCCATTATTTAACCTTATGTCCAAACTTTGACCAAAGTCTTTCATGTAAAAAATACCCGATCATTTCACATGCCGTGTAAATAATAGCAAATGTACCAGCATACTCCCAATGAGCTTCGCCAGTTATAGCCTTTTCAAAGAAATAGACTATCGTGCCAACAAATCCAATATGAACTGCTGGCCAAGTAATTGACTTATATAAACTTCTTTTGTTTGATTCCATAATCCAATTCTATCATTTAATTATTAAAGGGGCAAGACCTAAGTCCTGCCCCTTTAATTGAAGTTATTTACTTCTTTAATGCTACCTTCAACTTAGGGAACTTCTTGTTCCATTTAGTTGCAAGCGCATTGTATTCCGCCTTGTACTTTGCTGCTGCTGTTGCAGTAGCAAGATCAGATGCTGCTTTAGCAGTTACTGCTGCTGATTCTGCTGCTGCCTTGTCGGCTGCACGTCCAGCCTTTTCTGCTGCTAGTGCTGCATTAGCTGTTGCTAGTGCTTGATTTGCTGCTGCAAGTTCTGCATTCTTTGCTGCAAGTTCTGCTGCAATATCACGAACTACAATTGTAGCGCTTACAGAGCCGACTGGTGTTGCTAGGCCTGTTACGGCTGTAGCTACAGTTGCATATGCAACTACTGTGATTGAGCCAGTTGCAGGAACTGTTACAGTTTGCTCCTTGGTTCCAAGAGTTGCTACTGCTGTGTCTGTTGTCAGCGCTGTTGCCAATGCTGCTCCTGAGCTTGAAACCAAAGTATTAATTGTGGCCCCACCCTTTAGATTACCAAACACGTCGTATCCAGACACCTTAAGCACCTGTGATGTGCCTGCTGCTGCTGATGCAGGAGCAGTTAGTGTAATTGAGTTCAAAGCACCTGCGGTACCTTGTACATAATAAATTGTTGTAGTTCCAGCACGAGTAATCGATACTGATCCTACTGATGTGCTCTTAGTATATACATAAAAGTCTGCTGAGTTTCCAGTTCCTGTTGAAACTGAAAGTGTTGAAGAACCGTTTGATGCAGTTACTGGCGCTGCTGATGTTGCTAGAGCAGGAACAATTGTTGCATTAACTGCAACTGCTGTTACTACTGTGCCTGTGTCTACTGATGTCACGGCAATCTTCAATGCATCTGCTGCATCGATGCTGTTATCTGCTGGTACTGGTAGTGCTACAGGGGTTGTTACTACTGTTCCACCTGTTGCTGCAGATCCCGCCACCGTTAGTGTGACAGTTCCAGCGTTAGCGTTAGCTGCTGGTGATACAAGCATTGTGCTAGTCAGGGCTGCAGCGATGATTAGCGTTACTTTCTTAAATGAGTTCATTTAATTTATTCTCCTTATTTCCTCTGCCTCTTGATGAGAACAGAAATTTAGTTTAGTTCTATTACTTTTACTTGGAAAGAGCACGGATCTCCGCCTTCATCCCACTCTTGCATTTCTTCTTCTGTCATTGGCGGACCATCATGTGTATTACAAAATACATCTGATATCCAGCCTCTGTCATAACCATTCTTGAGCCATATTTCAAACTCTACATGATTAATGTATCCTTCTTCATCTTCTAGATCCATTCTGAAAGCTCCTCAAGCATTACGTGCTTGGGCTTGGCGCCAACAATAGTTTTAATTGGCTTCCCAGACTTAAATAGTACCATATATGGGATAGTGGTTACAGAGTATTCTGCTGATTTGATTGGATTCTCATCAACATTTAACTTTCCAATCCATAATCCACGCTCATTTGATATCTCATCTAGTATAGGAGACACCTTTTTGCATGGACCACACCATGGGGCCCAAAAGTCGATAAGAACTAAGTTGTGTGACTCAAGAACTTTATCAAAACTTTCATCTGTAACAATCAACTTACTCTCCCTTTAATTCATCCGCTGCTTTATTAAATTTATTCATAAATGTTTGGATTACCCAAACTGCGGTTTCTCCTGCATTAACTGACATCGCTTTTGAAGCATCTTCAGTTCTGTCTTCAATAGCAAGGGCGTTGTACCATTTCTGGTACAACTCCTCACCAATCTCTTTAATAATTTCTTCAAGTACGGTTAGCTTGTTATCCATTTAGTCGTGCTAACTGCGCTGATTTGTATGCAGCAAGCTTATCTGCTGCTGCTTTTACTGTAGCATCATATTCTGCTTGTGCTACTGCAATTGCCTTGTCAATCTCAGCCTTTAAAGCGGTTTGTGCTGCAACTTTTGCTGCTGCATCAGACGCTGCTTTTTGTGCAGCAAGTTCTGCTGGTGTGGGACCGACTGCAACAGGCTTGTATGCAAGCGCTCCGTTAATATTGATCAATTTATTAAAAGTACCCTGTCTTCCAACTGTAGAAGATGTGGTCGAACGAAAGGCATTTAGCAATTGATCATATGTATATGAAGGATTTGCTGACTTTAGCTGAATCCATTGCGCTCCCGCTACTTGAATTGAAGCAGATGATCCTGAGATATTTTTTGCAATATTACCGACTCCAGGAACTGTAAAGAATCCTGGTGCAAAGAAATCTAGTTTTTCAATGTCATTGTTGCTATTAACTGAAATTTCATTTTGCTGGTCCACATAACCAACGGAAATAGATTCATCTAGGCATGCTGGCCAATCGATGCGCTTGTAGTCACGGCCATTGCCTGAAGGGAAAAATGTTGGAATACCCATAACGATCAAATCTTTAACTGATTGCTGAGTTATTGGAGTTTTTGGACAATAATCTGTTCCTGCTGGTCCAAGGTTATGCATTCCTTGAGACATTGTAACTGCCTGAATGTTGTACTTTGACGCATTGGCCTTTACCCAATTAAGAGCGTTATAAACCGCTGCTTCTCCTGCAACTTGTCTCAATCCAGTTGAGCTATTCCCAATAATTTTAATAAAAACAATGTTTACGTTTGGGTTAGTTCTTACAAATACAGATGTCATTAGTGTTCCATGATCAAATCCACCCAGCTTAATTAGATTTGCTGGCATAGATGCTGCGCCAGAGCCCTCCATAAAGGACTGACCGTTAGGACATGTTGTCCATTCTAGAATACAAACTTCTTGAATAATTTTACCTTGAAATGCTGGTAGTGATGTGTCAATTGCTGTATCTAAGATAGCAACTGCTGGCGTTGAACCTGTGCGGTTCTGTATTCCCGCTGCATGAGCGGTTGTAGGTACGGCTAGTGTGATTGCGATTAACGCAGTTATTAGTTTTTTATTCATAAGATAATTCTACTAAATAATATCAGAATGTCAAGGGGTTTCAGTGGGTCTTTTATACCATTTTCCGCTGTCTAGCGATTCTGTAGGCTGCATAGGAGCCATGCCTTGTGTTTCTAATAAATTAGATATACTTAAAGTAAGCAACTCAATGTGCATTTCCATTCTAACAACAGCCATTTCAAGCTGTCTCAATCTTTCTGACTTTCTCATTCTTGTATCTCTCTGTCTAGTAGTGTTGGTGCTGTTGCCATGCTACCGCAATTGGCACATTCCATATCAAGAAAGTATGTTGCTATTTCAAATTCTTCAAAGATAACCTTTACGTTCCATATATTGCATCCGCAAGGACATAGATGGGTTGGTGCTCCCCTTAAGTCCATGGCATGATCATAATTTTCTGGCTTCAAGTCTGTTATATCTATTGGGTATTTTCTTTGCTGGGACTCTGACTCTTGTTCCTCTAACTTGTTTATGTAGTAAATTCCAACAGTATATCTAGCCTTGAACCATTTGATTAAAGATATGATAAAAAATGCTATAAGTATTGACGCAACAGTCTTCATAAACCAATTATACACTAAATTTGGATGTATGTATAGGGGGCTGCTACGCTCATATTAAACTCAGTTGCTGCTTCTAACGCAGCCTTTAGTCTAAGTCTAGGGTTTCTTTGCTTCTTTGTTGCATGCAGGGCTCCAAGCGCTATCATTCCCCCACTGCCTTCTGCCATATAGTTTACAACATTCTCTCCAACATGAAAGTCTTCATCTATTGTAAAGAGTCTTCCGCAAACCCCAACTATAAAAATACCGCCAGTGTCTTCTTCAGAAGAAGATCCAATACTTCCGTATCCACCATCTTTAAATGCAACTTTAACAGAATCAATAAACTTAGTTCTCATAAACTTATCTAATCCAGAATTAGTTTTTGTCGGAGTATATTTTGGTGGAGTCCACGAGTATTGAAGAATCTGACCCATTCTAAAAGAATCAGTAAATGCAATGCCATACTGCCCAACTTTAAAAACTTTAGGCTCTTTTCTTGACAGTATCCAGCCAGTTTTATCATCTGATGCGGCGTGATCGGAACCCATATATACGGTTCCGTTTTGGGCAATGGCTACTATGCAGGTCATACTATCAGTATACTATTTTTATATTTGTAGTGCTAGTCCTCATCGGAATGCATTTCTATATGGGTTAATTTAAGCATAGTTCCTTCTAATTCTGCCTTGACACGAATTAATTCCTGTAAGGCTTCAAAATATTTATCTTTCCACTCATTCAGATCTTTCTCTAATTTATAGAGCTTAATCTGAAGGTCCTTGATTTCTAGTAATAGCTGGTCGTGTGCTTTATCTGCTAATTGTGCAATTTTATCTTTTTTTACTCGCCTAGAGTTTATCCACGCAGTAAATACACCACTTATAGATGCAGCGAACAGAGTTATTAGTATCTGAGTTATAGAGATATTCATTATATCTATAATTATACCTTATTATTTATGCTAAATTAATAATTCAGACGCCGTTATGTCTAGTCCAATATACTTCTTTTTTGCAATATATTCTTTAACATGCTCAGCACCATATTGCCTGCCAGCCAAAATAATTATCCATCTTGGCTCAATTTTATTTTCCGTACAGGATTTGCAAAGAAGTAAATTAATTGGCATAAGCAATGATTTTTTTGTTGCAAGCTCATTTTTACTTTTATTACAAGAATAACATAGCACTTTATCCATTATTCCACCGCCTTTGTCATTGAAGATTTGCAGTTAGCAAAAAATCTTTCTGGGTCAAACCTGTAGCTGTCATGAGAGAAAAGTAGTGCGAATTGTCTTACCAGCTCATTATAAACTTCTTCTGTCATTCCTTCTTTTGCCTCAGACAAAATTCTTGCTGCAATATAGTACTGATGTCTCTCAAATACACACTCTCCAGCCGATGGTGCATGAAGCACTTTTTCTTCAATATCTCCATTGGTCATGTACAAAGTAACTGTTAAAAACTTTTTTGCAAATCCCCAGTCTTGATATTCATTATATGCATTTACTGCATCTATTGGACTTGAGAACCTGTATAAAGATCTGTGCGGAGTCTCTCCATCTCTTGATATGCCAACCATGAATGTATTGTTTTTTGTTTTATCATATCTGTTTGCATGCCATTTTTCTAAATTATCTACTATGTTTTGATTTACTGGAGCAATCCTATGAATTCTTGGTTGCTCGTTTGGCTGATCGTAATTCATCTTCTTCCTCCTGGCTTTCCTTCAAGCTCTACTCTAACGCCATATGATTCCAAAATATTTTTTACCATTTCTACATACTCTATAACTCTGACTCTCATTGAGCCGTCGTATTGTGCAAAATTATCTTCGTAAAGCCTTATTGCTAGGAAATCTGGATACTTTACAATATCCATCTGTAAGTTTCCGTCTGGCTTCTTTAGCTCCCTTATTTTAAGTGCCATATCCTTATTATAAAATGTTGGCTTATTTGGTTCACCAGTCCACTCATTGACACCATATTTAAAATGATCTTTATTTTTATCAATAAACATGCTTTTCCTTTATTCTTTTCCATACTTCTTTTGTCTTATGTGCATTTCTAACCTTGTCATTAGATCCAGAATTTAAATAAACTCCACCCCATACTCCATAATCACTATTTGCTACACCACTGTCATAGCATAACTTAATAACTGGGCATGATAGGCATGCCTCGTCTATGCTTTTTGCTATATTGATATCTACTTCATACTTATCAAAGAAAAGATTGGTGTCCATTCCCAAGCAAAGAGCTAGCTTGTACCAATCTAAATTATCTTCATCTACATTTAAGCTATTTAAAATATTTGACATATCGTTTTGGCAGTTCCCAGATTCCTTCACGGCTGACAGAAATCTTTTCTGCCTTACCCCAAGCATCTTTCCTATACATGCCTTTTACATCAGTATAGCCGCCACTATCTTTTTTCCAAATTACAAGATCATAGTTATTCCAAAATGATTCTTGTAATTTTGTTTGAGATCTTTTAATAAAAACCTCAACACCTTTCTCCGTTAGATGTAACAAATTACTTTTACCTTTTCTAGTACCCGAAGTCGGACTTGAACCGACATGCGATGAAGCAACAAATTTTAAGTCTGTCGTGTATACCGATTCCACCATTCGGGCGTACGCTGGTCCACCAGGTCTCGATCCTGGGACATCCAAATTAACAGTTTGGCGCTCTACCAACTGAGCTATGGACCATTACGCACAAAACCGCTGTACTATGTAAGTATACACGGGAAACAGCGGGTTTGTCAACGACTATTTAGTTGTTATTTTAACGATATTAACTTTTTTAATTTCGTCATCTATATTAAAAATATCATGAATATATTCTGATGCATCTTCTGTATTAAAGGCTTCTACTTCAACCTCAACATCTAATTTAATGCGATATTTATTCATAGTATAATTATATCATTACTTAGCAGCTTTTTTATCTACTGCTGAAAATGCTGCATTAATTTCTGCTACAGTTAATTTGCCATCATCTAGGAAGCCTCGTGCAAGCCTTTCAACTACGGTGGCAACGCCAAGAGTCCCAGCTAATATTACTGCTTTAGCTGTGCTAATTCCTACTACTGCACCTGCTCCAATTACTGATAATCCAGATGCTGCAAATACTGCAATTATTCGCATAATAATATTATTGATGCTTGCAATTGCTCCTGATCCTACTTGTGTTGGCTCTTCAATATATGCTTTTGCCATTACTACTCCTCATTTCTATTTCTAATCGGATATGTGATTGCCCATGCAATTAATGTACATATAATTGCATACCCCACTATGGTCTTTGCTGAGCCATCAAGAACTACCCAGGCAATAAACATACCTAGAAGTGTCCATAGCTGGTCAATCATATCTTGAAGTACTCTTTTAATATAATTAATCATTTTTTCTTCTCCTTATTCCCTTAGAGTCGCCAGAGGCTCCTCCTCCACTTGATCCACCTGAGTTCCCGCCAGAACCTCCCGTAGATCCTCCAGTGGAACCTGTCGCAGCTCCAACAGCATTTAACGCTGCTCCTGCTGCTACAACTGTTGCTACAACCATTTCGGTTGCTTCTTCTCTTTCGCTTTCTGTCATATCTGCGCCTATGCTACCCAATGCTTCTAATGCTGCTCCAGGGTCATTAAATAATTCTGCTGCAAATGCTGCTGGGTCGGAAACTAGTTCTACTTGAACGGCAACCTCTGCTGCAATAACAACAGCCTCACCATTTTCGGATGTACGAACATCAACTGGTGTCTGTGGTGGTAGATCTGCTAATTTAATTCCAGCTTCGGCTACCTGTTCTTTACTAAGATTTTCACCTTCTGGAACTGATTGAATTAACGCATCAGCAACAATATCTTTTTCTGCTTCAGATAATTTACCATCTGAACTAGCCAATGCAACAATTGCTGCAACATCTTCTTTTGATACTTCTCCATCTGACGCAAGTGCTTCTAGTACAGCTTCTTGATCTGCTACAGAAACTTTGCCATCTTCTGCCAATGCTTCAATTAATTGATCAGTTTCTTTTGCATCAATCTCTCCATCTGCTGCCATAGATTCTGCAATTGCATCAACCTCTTCGCTATCAATTTTTCCATCTGCTAATGCATCATCAACTGTATTAGTTACATCTTCTTCTGATCCCGTCACAGGCTCTGTGTCTACTGGCTCTGTTTCCACAGGCTCTGTGTCTACTGGCTCTGTTTCCACAGGCTCTGTGTCTACTGGCTCTGTTTCCACAGGCTCTGTGTCTACTGGCTCTGTTTCCACAGGTGTGGTATCAACTGGTTCTGTTTCCACAGGTGTGGTATCAACTGGTTCTGTTTCCACAGGCTCTGTGTCTACTGGCTCTGTTTCCACAGGTGTGGTATCAACTGGTTCTGTTTCCACAGGTGTGGTATCAACTGGTTCTGTTTCCACAGGTGTGGTATCAACTGGTGTGGTAGTTACGGGTGTAGTGTCTACAGGTGGCACGACTACGGGTGTAGTGTCTACAGGTGGCACGACTACGGGTGGTTCAACTGGTGTAGGTGGAGCAGGAGCTGGTGCAGGAACTGCATTAATTACTGCTTGTGCGGTAGCAACAACCGTTGGTGCTGCCAATACTGTTTCTACTGCTGTTGAAACAACTGAAATATCTGCTACTTTTGTAGTTAATGTTGTAGTTGCTGTTGTTAATGCAGTCACAGTGTTTGCAGAAACAGTAGCGATTACAGGAATTGCTACTGCGGCCGTTGTATTTGCTGTATTTGTTGCAACAATCGCCGTAACTGCTGAGTTTAATGTAGCAATTTGTGCATTTGCTGTATCAATTGCCGCTAGTACTGTTGCATTGTCTGGATCAGGAGTAGGTGTAAATGCAGCACCTTGATTAATTGTTCCAGTAAACCCTGTAGTAGTGCTTGTATTAGCAATAGCTGTTACGGCACCCCCAGTTGTCTCTCTTACATTAAACCTAGCGCCATTTGGTATTGGTCCAGTCACGCTTACATCTGCTTGCCATGCGCCATCTGCTGGGTTAACATCGGCATTAAATCGAACTTGAGTCATCTGTGTCTCGGCAGTAGTAAGAGGATATACTCTAAGGTCCCACGCAATAGATAGAGTATTGGTTGTTGTTGAATAAGTAATACCAGATCCATTACTCCATGTAGTCCAGTCATACCCCGCTACAGAAATTGAAGGGGCATTAGGCGTTGTATGATATGTACTACCTTCATTTACTCCAAAGGTAATAGTTGCATTAGATCCTACGTAAACATTATTATATGTGACTCCACCCATTTGTAAATTAAATGGAAGGTTCATGCGGATACCCGCATCATCTGTATTTGCTAAAACATTTGATGTTGTTCCAACTGTGGCTACCAAAGCATTGACTGCATCTTGAGCATTATTAATAGCAACATTTGCCTGAGTTAATTGTGTCTGTGCCTCTGTAGTTGCAGTAGTTACTGCTGCTACCGCCGTGGTTGCCGTTGCTACTGTGGCAGTTGCGGTATCTACTGTTGCCTGAGCTACCTGTATTGCAGTAGAGGCTGTTGCGGCCTGTGCTACTTCTGTTGTAATTGCGGTGGCCACTTGAGTAACGGTGGTTGGCGTTTCCGTCATTAAAGGGGTTGCTGTTGCTATAACTGTTGCGGTTGCAGATTCAACTACTGGGATTGCTGCCGTTACGGCAGTTTGGGCTACAACAACTTCTGGGGTTTGAGTTGTAGCACTTACTGGGATCGCTGCTACTGCTTGGGTAACGGCTGTTACAGCTGATGTAACTCCCTGTGTAACCGCAGTTGCTGTTTCTACCGCCGTAGACACATTTGATACTTCTGATACCGCAGTAGTTGCTGCAGTGACCGCAGTATTTGCTTCAGCTACGGCTGCATTAGATACTGTTACTGCTTGGACAGCTGTTGCTATTGTTACTGTTGCCGTGTCTGAGGCCTGTGCTGCTTGTGCTACTTCTGTTGTTGCTGTTGCAAGCGCTGTATTAACTGCTGACTGTGCGGGACTTACTACAACTTGTTCGGATGGTTGTGGCACATCCTCAGCATAAGCAAGGCTTGGACCGAAAAGAAAAAGCCAGCCCACAATAAAAAGGCTGGTTAAAAAGTACTTAATCCTTTTGGTCAATTAGGATCTCCTAAGTAAAACAATATTTTTGTTTACTTAGTAATTATAGCAGAATGTTAGTTTAAACTACTTAGGATTATCTGTTTTATAAAATCCATTGCCCTTAAACTGTATGCCAAAAGGAGTAAAGTGTCTAGTCATTTCTGAGTCACACTCTACACACGTGTAGCCTGGATCTTCATCTTTAATTGATCTATGAGTTGACATTGTTGGGTGTGCATCATCATATGAACACTTGTATTCGTATACTGGCATTACTTACCGCTCTTTTTCCTCGCTTTAGCTAAAGCATCAAAATCTTTTACTTTAGTATCTCCTAGGTATCCCCAAGCATGCCCGTCCGTAATCATCTGCTCATTTATAGATATGGTTTGATCGTCAATAAATAGCCATCCAAGTATTCTTCCATACTTTTCTGAGGAGTCCATCTTTTCAGTTTTTATCTTTACATTTTTTGCATCTTTTAATTTAGACTTAAGGTATTCTTTTGCCTCAAGACCTAACTTTTTTTCCGCAAGATCTTTTGTTCTTGATTCTGGAGTGTCTATTCCAGCTAGTCTTACCCTAGAAGCGAACAGGATATCAAAACCAAGGTCGATGAGGACGTCAATTGTATCCCCATCGACTACACCCTCTACTTTTCTAACATAGTATTCGTACATTACTTAATCTTCTTTGGTGCTACTTTTTTTGCAGCTGGCTTATCTGGTGCTGCTTTCTTTGCTGGTGCGGGTGCCAACTTATTTAAAAGAGGTGCATTTTCTTCTCCAGCATATACTGGTCTGCCCCAACCAACAACTGCATTAAGTAGCTTTTTTTTGTTATCCTTTACATAGGCACGAGTTTTTTCAACACACATTCCACCATTGCGCTGATCTCCTTTTGCTGTTCCAGAAGTATTTCCCTCAATAACCTGAATTGTTCCGTCTCCATTATTTTTAATGCATAGGCCAACATGTGAAATGCGATTTACGCCATCATCTGGAAAATCAAAATAGATCCAGTCGCCAGCCTGTGGGTCGTCATTACGTGCATCTGACCAACGTCCTTCTTTCTTAAACTGATCGGAGGCTGCTACTGTTGATGCCGACTTTGGAAACTTTGCTACACCAGCTGTGAAAGCACACCAAGAAACAAACGATTGACACCATGGCTGGAAGTTAACCTTCATCCATGCACCATACTTTGTTTCATTATCTTTTGGACCCTCAATAGTTCCAACTTCTTTTTTTGCAACTTCAATAATTGCTTCTAAACTTCCTTTTGCTGCCATTTTATTTCTCCTATTATCTACTTAGATTATTTATATGTAATATAGAGAGCGTTTCTATATTTACATGTTCTGGTACCATGAGCGCCCATCTGATTGCATCCGCAACATCTTCTGGGTTTAAACAATTGTGCCTGTCACGATCACCACGACTATTTACATTGCCTGGCGCTATCTCTGTGACTCTAATATTTTTATCCAATAATTCAAATCTTAATATTTCTGCAAGTGCTACTTCTGCATGCTTTGCAACCGTATAGCTACTTCCTCCACGATAAACAAAGTGGCCAGCCATTGATGTAATTAGTACAACGTTTCCTCCACCATTTTTTATCATTGATGGTGCTACAGTTTTTGTCATATCCATTGCACCAATAACATTTAGATCATAAGCTTTTTTCCAGTTATCAACATCATCATTTAATATGTTATTTGGCAAATTAAATCCACCACCTGCATTATTAACTAACGCATCTATTTTTCTATCATAGATATACTTGCCAAAATTTTCTACTTCTGATCTATTTGTTATATCCATTTGGTAGACCTCTATATTGTCTGATTCTATGGACTTAAGCTCATCTATACTTCTTGCAATTGCTATAACATGAAAATTATTTTCTGCAAGCAGCTTTGCTGTTGCCTTGCCTATGCCAAATGAGGCTCCAGTCACTACTACGGTTTTCTTTAAATTTTCCATAAATCCCAGTATACCATTTCTATCAATTATTATATAGTCTTTGCTATATGCCTGACTATCTTTTCATAGTACTTTTGAGTCATATGGTCATTTAATAAAATCTTTAAAGGTTTTTTAGGCTGCATGTATGGCTCAATCATGTCTGTACCTAGTATCTCATCCACCCTTATCGGGGCCTCCAGCCCTCTTTCTAGGCATTGTTTTCTAAGCTCCTCTACAAACACTAGGTGCTGCTCATATCTCCGCTCAAATTCAATGTCTGGGTCGCTTGAATTAATTCTCCACCCATTGGTTATAATGCATATAAATTGTGGAAGAGGTTCCATAAATACAATACGACATTTGTCAAACTTATTTAAAACATTATCAATGTATCTAGATACAACATCTTCTGCTGACTTGTAATTGTTTAAATGGGTCTGAGGTAGCCAGTTCCTAATATCAATGTATCCTAGCCAAGGCACAACTATATTGCCTTCTACATTCCAATTATCAAGAATATATTTCTGTGTCCCGCTTGCAAAGTTATTAAAATCATAGTTTAGAGCAGATCTTCCAGGGTGAGAAGACATCCATATTTTAAGCTTAGAGTCTTCGTACATTCTCAAGGAGTCTCTGAGCCATACTTCGTTGCCATCCAATATATATCTGGTTACATAATTCTGCTCTGAGTCTTTAAATTCCAACCCAACATTTTCTCTTAAGAATACGTCTGGCACACAGTTGCCAAGCTTTGCTGTGTGTGAATCTCCCACTATTAATATATTTGTCATTATATCTCCATTATACTATTTTGTGTCCCCAGATGGTATCGAACCATCGACCCGCAGATTAAAAGTCTGCTGCTCTACCAGCTGAGCTATAGGAACGTACCCCTGGCTGGGATCGAACCAGCGACCTACAGATTAGAAGTCTGTTGCTCTTCCGCTGAGCTACAAAGGTGTGCGGCAGGTAGGACTCGAACCTACGATTACCGAATTATGAGTTCGGGGCTTTAACCAACTAAGCTACTGGCGCCAGTTAGTATATTATATCCATAATGAGTCTGCCAGTCAATAGCATCTTTATCATTATTTAACAATGGTTGTCCTTTTATGTTTAAGCTTGTATTTAATAAAACTGGCACTCCTGTTTTTAAATAAAATTTATTTATTGCTCTATAAAGACCAGGATGCTGCTCTCTTGTAACAGTTTGTACTCTTGATGTGCCATCCGCATGCACAACCGAAGGTATCTTTTCTGGCTGTAAGCACTTGACAGTGTACTGCATATATGGGCTTTCAAAATCCATATCAAACCATTTGTGTGCGTGATCCGCAAGAACAACTGGTGCGAATGGCCTAAACAATTCTCTTTGTTTAATTAAATTCACTTTATCTTTAATGTTTGGATCCCTTGGATCAGCAAGTATACTCCTATTGCCAAGTGCTCTGGGTCCGTATTCAGCTCTTCCTGTTGCTACGGCTACGATTCCGTCTTTCAATATGCCGTCCAAAATTTTCTGAACAGGGTACTCTCCACCAAGGTCATAGCCAAGATAAGGAGTCTTCCAGTCAAGATGCTTTCCATATAGGGCTGCTGCTGCGCCTAAAGAACTACCAGCATCACCAGGGTTGGGCATTATCCAAATCATATCAAATATTTTCCACAGCAGTGTATTTGCGGATGAGTTTAGTGCACATCCACCCATGAATACTAAATTATTTTTGCCAGTTAAACTTTTTGCCATACGCATAAATTGATTTAGCCTTTGCTCGTATACCATTTGTACTGCTGCTGCTATATCAAATTTATCTTGTTCTGAAATCCAACCCCAGTCAGTTATTCCTTTATGAAAATTATATTTTTGTTTATCATAACTTGGGAAATATTCGTCTACTTTTTTATAATACTTTTGCCAGTCTCCATAGGCAGCCATCCCCATCATAATATATTCTTCTTGGTTTGGCATAAGTCCAATCAACTGAGTAAAGGCTGAATAGAATAATCCAAAACTAACTGGATAGTTCTGCTTATACTTAAGTTTAATCTTGTCGCCCTCACCAACCCATATTGTTGAGGTATTAAACTCACCAATTGCATCTAAGACTACAATACATGCATCATTGAATGCGCTTGTATAGTACCCTGCTGCTGCGTGAGAGTAATGATGTTTGAAGTAGTGTACTGGAACATCTAAAGGAATGTTTGGCTTCCAGTCTGCTGCTCCCCCTCTTAGCATTATTCTGGATTTTTTAAGCCAAGGCTTTTCATAATAGGCTATAGCATCTGGTGTTCCATAGTTTAATGCATCTAAGATAATTTCTTTGTTGTTATACCAATCATTTTTTTGTTTACTATATCTTTCTGCATGCCCCGCAAAAAGTATCTCGCCATCTTTAATTAAAGAGACGGATGCATCGTGAGAAGTTTCATTAATTCCTAATATTATAGTCATTAGTAAATAAACCTAGGCTTATCTTTATTTTTTTTTCTAGTAATTTTTCTTATTATTGTATAAATAAAATATTTAATTTTTATCATGCAGGGACCTTTCAAAAGCTTCTGCGATATGTATATGTTTGTGGACTGGGAAGTGCCCCCTTTGACCGATTTTAAACTCATCGTCCATTGCTATATTAAAATTTTTTTTATACTGGTTTTTAAAATCTTCATGGCAGTTAATCAAAAGATTATCTTTGTCTTTGCCTTTAACAGATAGGTCGTATTTATAAAAAGAATTGGAATCTATTTCTATTGGGTCGTATTTATAAAAAGAATTGGAATCTATTTCTACACCATCATACCAATTTTTTTGTTCTAAATATACGTAGTCTTTAAAATCCATTTTACTAATATTATCATTTAAATAAGAGTCTTGATCGCCATCCCAAGTGCCCCAACGAAAATTGATTTTATTTAATTTGCAATAAATCTCTAGCATTCTTATATAATCAAGATTTATTGAAAATAATAATTCAGACGGAATAATGTCTTCAGCAATATGAGGGGCTTTAGAATACTTTACATCTTTTTCTGGATTGAAGTGGTTTGGGACCAGAGAATACTCTCTTCTGCCATACTTATCCTTTTCGTATCTACTTTTCATAAATTCTATTCTAGACTTCATTTGAATTCTTGTAAACTCTGGAAACAAACAAAATAAAAATTCTGGGTTTCCGTAAGTTTTAAAAAATCCTATCAGATTTTGAACAATAATCTGGGTGCTAGCTCCGCTAATACTTAAGTTATAGGAGTCTAGTCCTAGGGTTTTTGATAAAATATTCCCCCACACTCCATCATTTACCACACCCTCGCCAACTGACTGTGAGCATCCCGCAAAAACCATCCTTCTATTTTCTGCAAATTCTTCTGTTCTGTAACCCATAGAATTTAATGAATATACTTCCTTATTATCTTCTGGTGTCCAGGAAAGCTTAGAGTTAATGTTATATAAATAATAGCCTTTTGGCACTTTCATTATTTCATAGCTGGAATTCTTCCAATTAAATTTATCATTAACAAAATCAGAAAATTCTTTTCCTATAGCACTATCAGATTGTTTTTCCATTAAAAGTCTTTTTCTACTATGCTTTGTACGTACTCAGAAAAATGTTTTCTAATTGATCCCATTGGCCTTGAACCAAAAGACTCCCAAATTCTTTTATACTCAACAATATTTGAAAACGTTGTTGGGCACACTACATTTCCATTATACTCCTTAAGTACGGTTGGTAGAGGAACATGCTTAGTGCAGCACTTACATTCTTTTGCTTTTTCTTGGTATTCGCTCATATTATTTGCATCCTGTCCATTGCTTCTTTTAAGTCTTCAGGCATTCTTGGTGCTCTGATCATATTGTAAGATGTTATATCAGGGTCATCTTTTGCCCCAAAATCATTGTCGTAGTTCATCGACTCATATGTATGTATATTTATTTCTTGATTATTATCAAATCTAGTTCTGCTAATTGAATTAAATATTGCACCACAAGTAGCATCGGCTAAGTCTTTGGAACCTTTTCTTGGGTGATCCACTTTGTCTCTCATTATTCTAAGCTGGCAAAGCTCATCTATAAGCAGAGGTATGTGTGGGCCAATAAGTCTTTCTTCCGCAACGATCATAGCCATATCATCATAATGTTTTTTAGCGACAGACAGAATCTCTGTATTGATGCCATATTGTTTTAGTTGTTGCATCATATCATGAGAGTTCCATCTGTCAAAGGTACATGCTGCTATATTGAATCCCCTTGTTTTAAGAGACAGAATATAGTCTTTTACTTCAGTAAAATCTACAGATTTATCTGGGGTCGGGGTCCAGTATCTAACAGCGTCAATCTCCACAATTGGAGCGGGCTGTGAATAGGTGTCTGTTACTTTAACATTGACCCACCTATTAACGTGTGCCATAGTAACGGCACAATGGTCATGCTTCTGCGCTAAGTCTACGTGGATATAATATTTTTTATCTGGGTCTGGGAGAAACCACTCCTCCAGTCTTCCAAATGTATCTACTGCTATTTGTCCTACGCTAAAAGCTTTTTCTACTTTTTCTCTTGATTTAAAAAATGCATCAACTGCGTCAGGTGGCATGCAAGCAAATCTTGATAAAGCGTCTGTTGGGTTTGTATAGAAGGCTGTCTTAAAGTCATCAATTTTTCTAACTGGGTTGATCTCCCAAGTCGGGCGCTTAATAGCATATACTTTAGGTATCTTGTAAGATATGATATGGTCTTCTTCCCACTGTATTTCAAATTCATTTCCTGCTGTTCCGTCTGGAAGCTCTTCGTACATCTTAAATTTATGATCCCTGATTACAGTTTCTTTTTCTCCTACAACTGCATCATATCTTTGCTGTATATAATCGTTCTTAAATCTAGGGAATGAAAGAAGAATGACTTTGCCAAAATCTGGGAAACGGGAGTCTACCGATGCCCTATACATATCGTATACAGCGCTACCTGTTTTTGCTTGATCGTGACCAGTTGTATTGTCTATAGCAAAACCAGAAATCTCATCTAGGATAACAACTATAACATTGTATCCTTCCCACGCCTCTCTTTCCGAGTGCCCAGAATGAACTGTGATTGCCTTGTCAAACTGGATTTCAGATGCCTTTGCATAGTATTTACCAACAAACCATGGAGACTTGTCTATGCGGCTTCTAAAGCCTTTAAAAAACACATTGCTTGCTTGCTGCGAGTTTATAGCAATATTAATAATATCAATCGAGTCACCAGGAGGCTTGCCATAATATGTTGCTGGGTCTTTTAAACATAGTAGTAAATAAACTATGTAAGCTACAGCAATTGTTGAGCAATAATCTTTTCCAGAGCCTTTGCCTAGCTGTGCTACAACTTCATTAGCAGTTTGTTTAAATCTAGTGGCACCTTCTTCTTCGCCAAATAATTTTTTTAGCGTGGACTCTTTATAAATCTGAGAGCTTTTTTCAATTAAAGTGTATTGATACTCTGATAGAGGCGGCAACCCCAAGTAGTTTGGATCATTTACAAATGTCCTTAAATCTACTGGCTTTTCTTCAAACTCTTCGCCGTCCAGAATATCTATTAGGTCAGAAAAATCAAAGCTCATTTTACACCCAATGGGACATCAATATATACAAAAATTTTATTAGAGTGTGTATATCTTATATCGCTTTCTAAGGCCAGCACCTCATGAGATATGTCTGATCTATGAATTAGCATATCACCCTTTTCTGGCTTGTATTGCATTCCAATCTCTGGGTATGATATCTCTGCGCCATCATAATCATTAAAATAAAATATAACGCCATGGGTAGTATATTCAGCTGGGTATACGGTATCGCCCTCTTTTACACTTAAGTTAGCTTCAAACAAATGAATTGAGTCGTGGTTATCTTTATGAAGATTCCATGTCTGACCTTTTATAAATTTTACAAGGCTAAGATTTTCTCCAAGATAAAAATCTTTTTTTAAAATAGATTTTAAATGGTTGTGTACTGGAAGTAGGTGGCTTATTTGTTTCTTAGTAGATTTATACCAATCTCTTTCAAACCACATGTTGTCTGGGATGCTACTTGCAACACCAGTAATAGAATCACAATCCTGATCAGAAATAAATTTTTTATATACCCATATGCCATCACTTAATTTTTTAAAATTGTCTACGCTTGCAGAAAATGGAAATGTATTAGACAACATCTGACTC